AGGATCGTGGAGGCTGTCCACAGGGTCCTGATCAGGAACCTTGAGAAGGCAGGAGCATCTCCATCCATCACCAATTCCGCATGGCTAGCAGCCATCGATTGGTGGGCGACCACTGGGGTTCGGCCAACCGATTTCATCAAGCAACTGACAGATAACATGGAAGACGCCAATGATGTCGATCGGATCATCGCGTACAGGATTACCAATCGCCACACCAAGCGCACAGGAAAGCGCCAGGCTAGATAGGAAGACCTATGGGTGGGCGGAGAGACCTACCCGTATGCCGGATCGATCTCAATCAATCGTAGGGCCTGATCCATGGGGCGTGCCGTAATCACCACGCGCGCCTTGAACCCAGCCCCCTCGCCGGGAAACCATCGCCGGATCGTGGTCGCGCGGATGTCCCTGTCATCGCGCCACCACCCAGCGGAGGTCAGGCCATCGATGAAGTACTTGCATTTGCCATGGGCATTGTCGGTATCGATCATGCGGCGCGTCGCGCAGTACCAGTCGATGACCAGGGATACCACCTTGATCGGTTGTTCGGGTCCGACAATTGCTCCATACAACGACGCAAGTTGTTTGTCAGACTTGGCTTGCGTGTTCCTAGCACGCCAATGACTGCGCCCGTTTGGCCCCTCGTACTTGGGCATCGGCAGGATGACTCGGAATTCATTCATCTTCAATCCTGCTCGAGAACATGATCGTGTTCACGTTCCCCCCAGTAATGTCCGCCCACGTCTTCACCAAGTACGCGAGCGCCTGCGCCATTCGTGCTTTAGCAGGGTCGCGGCGCTGGGATTCGATGTCCGATACTCGGTTGCAATGCGCGCGCAGAAGATCGTCCAGCCGAGCGACCATACAAGCGCGAACGGATTCTCGCTCATGCGCTTTCTCCACCTCTCGCATCGCCCATTTGATGATCTCCTCCTGGCTCATAGCCTTTAGGTCCGCGACTCGTTCGGTCTGGCTCTTTGCCCTGCGTTCGTTCCATCCAGTCAGTCGTGCTCGCATGTTGGGTCTCCGTCCTGAAGATTGAAGGGTGTGTTTGCAGTTCCACAAAATGAGAGTACCAAACGCCTGCAACTCTTGATCGTGGCTGGATCTGGGTCGCATCATGTACTCGTGCCAAAGGAAATCATCACCCAACCGAAGAAGATCCCGATGCGGAAGCGCGGCTGGAAGGTTGAACATCATGGCTCCAACATCCACGTCGTGAAAATCGAGCGCCCTCGATGCAGCCTCGACTTCGAGCACTGGATCCTGCTGATGGCTGACAACCACGTCGATTCGACCGCAAGCCGGCTGGACATCGAACGCAAACTGCTCGACGAGGCGATCAAGCGCGACGCCACCATCTGCTTCATCGGCGATACGCTCGACTTGATGTCTCACAAAAACGATCCGCGCCACACCAAGGGCGGGCTTCGTCGAGAACTGTTGAGCGACGGGTACTTCGACAAGATCATCGACATGGCGGCTGACCACTACGCCCCGTATGCCAGCCACGTTGTCATGTGGGGCGTGGGAAATCACGAGTCCAACTATCTGAAGAGGATGGAGGTTGACCCTACCGCCAACCTGGTTCGCGCGATCAAGTGCCGCGCTGAAACAGATGCTATCGCTGGGGGATACGGCGGCTGGATCAAGTTCCAGATCAAACTGGGCAACAACTGTAGCGGATACACAGTGAAGTACATGCACGGTGGCGGCGGATCCGCTGCCATGACCGGCGGGACATTGGACTCGAAACGTGTGTACTCCTGGCTCGAGGGAGTCGATTCACTTGTCTACTCACACCTGCACACCTCGAACGTCGTCGGCCTCCAGCGCCTGTACTTGAGTGACCACAAGGGCCACTACGAGGAGAAATCCAGGTACTGCGATTGCATCCGAATCGGCACGACCAAGGATGCGTGGGGCAAGACTGGCGGCGCATATGGGTTCGAGGTTGAGCGTCAGTTCGGACCGGCTCCGTTGCGTCAGAAGTGGATTCGATTGAGGATTGAATGGGAGACAAAGCGAGACGGCACACAGATCCGCAGCACCCCGAAGTTGGTGTGGGATGTGATGGATGCCTACTGACTTCATCGTCGAGATGAATGGTCGGCGCTGGACGTTTCGATTCAGCCCACCGCGGAACATGGGAACGGACTGGGGGCGGTGCTGGGATAAGGACAAGGCCGCGCGGACTGGCCTGATCGAAATCAGGCGCAGCCTGCGCGGCCTTCGCATGCTCGAGGTCATCCTCCATGAGGCGCTGCATGCGAGCGCACCCTTCCTCGACGAGCCCGCTTGCGATCGAATCGCAGCAGACCTAGCCCGGTCCGCCTGGCGCAGCGGCTACCGCATCACTTCGCGGCCCTCCACACGATCGCCGGGCGGCCCGAACGGGTCTGCCGACGCACGCCCGAGTCGGTGATCCAGCCCTCGCGCATCAGCGCATTCACCGCCGCGCTGATCGACTGATGCGTTCCCTCGAGCGACTGCTCGACCTCGTCGCAAGTGGATGGCAGCGAGCGGATGACAGCGAACACCTTCGCCGGCATGAGTGGTGAGGCCAGCATGAACGCGACGTCCTGCGTCTGCCAGCGCGTCGCTTGCCGCCTTGTGCGACGCGGCGTCTCGATGTTGGTGTAGAGGTCAGGTTCCAAGGCAGTGCTCCTTAAACATCTCGAGGATCGGTCCGCTCGTGATCGCGCACAGGAACTGCCGCGCCGTGACGTCGGCTTGCTCCGAAGTGATGTCACCGGGAACTTCACACGACATCCGATGCCGCGACGTCGGACCGATCGCCTCGAAGGTGATGGTTCGCGCCTTGTGTGTTCCGACCATGTCATTCACAGCCCGCTCCACTCCCTTCGCGGATTCAAGGAACGACTCAAAGAGAGTGGTCATCATCTCATACAGGCCACAGCCACGCTTGAATCGAAACTCGAACGTCCAGGCGATCGGGTCAATGTTGTCGAACGTGTACTCGATGGTCACGTTCCAATATGGGTCTTTCATGGGTTCCTTACTCCGTGCAGTCGCACGGGATTGTGATGTCATTCGGGTCATCCGACTCCGGGAACAGCCTGCCCTGAATCGTCACTTGGTGCAGGATCGTCGCATACGGTGGACGGTCCTTGCGAAACGTGCCACCGATCTCTTGCTCGAGATCGATCCACCATTTCGCTCGCGCTGGCTCCGCCTCCATCACTCGGTCGGTTGCCGCTCTGTTCTTGAGGAAGCACAGATCGCAGTTGCCGAAGGCGGCGTCGCCGTTTGGCAGTTGCAGATCGAACGGTGCGTTGCGCCACCACTCCTTCACCATCTCGGAGTGAACCCCGGCGTCGGCCAATGGCATGGCAATGTCGCGGGACTGGTCGCCGCGCAGTTTGGCTACGCGCCTCTGCTCGTCGGCCCGGAGCCCGATGACGGTGGTGAACTCGGGGAAGCCCCGAGCCTCCATCCACTTCCGCATCGGGATGACCTTCAGGTCACTCGTGCAGAACCGGGCGATCGGATTCGGAAGGAACCTGCGCTTCCGAATCAGGGCCGCGAAGGGTTCTCCGTTGCGGCTTGCCGTCGCCGGCGTCACCTCCAAGAATCCCCCCAGTTGCCACTCCACCCACGTGATGGGACACCACTCGCGCCCAACCCGTTCGACGAACTCGAGCGTGCGGCCGTGTTCCTTGCCTGTGTTCGCGAACAGGACGTGCCCGCCATCGGGCAGCGACCCACCCCATGCATCGAGCACGTGCCGCAGCATGTAGCCCGAGGTGCGCCCGCCGCTGAACGAAACGTAGAACGGTGGTTCGATTCGGTATGGGTTCACGATGGGACCCCCGTCGCTTGCCGCCGCGCGGCGTCGTCTTCCTCGGGATCGATCAGACTCTGCTGATAGTGTGTCCACATCCTTGAAGCCGAGTCCACGGCGTGCTTGCCATGCTCCCATCCGGCAAACGGTCCGATGTTCCACACCAAACCCTTGGAACAGATCATCCGGACAGTCGCGCGCCGACTGTATTCTCCGTTGCGGAATACCATTTGGCTGGTCACGAACAGGCAACCGCCCGCGACCTTCTTCGAAACCCGCATCGGAGCGAACTTCGTCCGGTCGAAGAACGCGGGGATGGCCGCGCGGATCTCGGCCATCGAAGCGAACCGTCCAGGCTGCACGCCGGGATGGTTCTCTAGGAACTCAAGTAGGGCTAGGTGGTTCGTCATCCCATGATCCTCTCGCGCTGGGGGTCAAGGTTGGCGAGCGCCATGATGGATCTAGCCTCGGCGACGGCGACCGCCCGGATGTACTCGGCCGCGACGTAGGCCATGGCAGCCGCAAGCGCGGTGCGCGGGCTGCGCTTGACCTTGCCGTCCCTTGTGGAGAAGAACTTCGAGATGCCCCCGGCGTGGACGGGACCGCCCACCACCGCGTAGTACCCATCGGATCCGCCCTCAACGTAGTAGCCGCCGGAGCGGTCGAGCGCGCTTCGATCCGCCCCATCCGGAAACGCAAGGCCGATGGCCGTCCACTTGGACTCGGATCCGTAGCCGTACTCTTGCTCCGTTGCGACAAGCCAATCGACCGAAATGCGACCAACGCGCGTCGAGCGCGTTCGAGAAGTGTGCCGTGTCATGTGTGACCTTTCTCTAGAATTCAGAACAGCCCGCACGATGCGGGGGCAGGGCGGCCCCGAGATGGAGCCGCCGAGCCCACCACCGTGGCGTCAACCGTTGAACCGCTTGCCCATGGGGAACGCGCCCTTGTAGATGCTCTCGGCGCGCACGCGCGAATCCTCGTCGCCGCAGAGCATCAGCAGCCCGACGCCGTTCGTCCCGACCACGGTCGCGGGCTTGTGATCCCCGACAGGGAACATGATCGTGACGACGCCGTCCCGGCCGATGGCCTCTGCCATCTTCGCGAGGAGCCGGGCGTTCAGGGTGATCGACTTGTTCGAGGGGTCGAACACGTGGCCCGGGTTGGCCCACAGGTCGTCGGTGGGCGGGAAGGCCACGTTCGACTCGGGAACGTCGTGAGCCTCGACGCTGCCCTTCAGGGTTGGGCGCGTCGCCCTGCCGTCGGCAATGGTCACGGCGAGCGGAACTTTCTTGAACCCCAGCGGCGCACGCCTCACCATTTCGGGGTACAGGTAGTGCTTCGCGCCGACCTTGCCGTCGGTCGCGTCGGCGAACGCCCGGGTGATGCAGCGCCCGTCGGTGGTCGTGACGTAGGCGCGGCTGCCGCCGGAGCCGAAGGTGACCTCGGCCAGGTTCATGGCGGTGAACTGCCGACTCTCCCCGGGCTCGGCAGCGCAGGCTGCGAGGTTGCGGTCGGTCGGGATCGTGATGCGAGCGGGACGGGTAGCGGTTGCGATCTCGGTCATGGTGTGCTCCGATTCTGCCCCTGTGGGGCTTGGGTTAGTTCCTACACGACGGTGCAGGCCCTCCTCCCCCATGTAGGGGGAGTCGGGCTCGTGCCGTCAGGCGAGCGGGTCGAGGCCGGGGTGGACCCAATCGTGCGCCCGGACGCGCACCCGATCCATCTGCGCTCGGTCGCGCGCCACGAGCACGGCCTTCAGGATGGCCTCGGCTTCGGCGAGGCGCGCCGACATTGCCTCGTGCTCTTCGAGGATGGTCCCGAGGTCCCGGCATTCGGTGGACTCGCGAACCGCAAACTTGGGTTCGAGGTTTCCATCCATCACCTTCTGATACAGGGCGTCGGGCATCCGCATGATCGAACAGTTCATGGCGGCGTCGAATGTGTCGCAGTCGCCGAACAGGACAACGTCCACGGTGGGGGTGCTAACGGGGGCTTGCGGGTTCTTCATTTGCTTCTCCAACTGGGGGGTGCGAATCCTGCACGGTGCAGGGGATGCCGCTCCCGTAGGAGCGGACACCCGCGCATCGTTCAGGCGCTGATGGCGCGCGCTTGGATCGGCGCAACGACGTCACCACGGGCGCGCAGCGTCGGCTCAACGATCGAGCGGACGGCTTCGGCGGTCAGGGGGGTGTCGCACTCACCGGAACCCAACCGGAGTTGCTCGACGAGGACGTCGATGAGCGCCGCCTTGGACAAGCGGGTGAGGTAGGCAGCGTCAGCGCCGCGCACGGTGATGGTCTTCTTGAGTGGCATGGTGAGTGGCTCCTGTTCAATGGGTGCCACCGGCGGCACGGTGCCGATGCGTACAGTATGACACAGGCATCGGTAATCCGCTGGCACTTTCTAGAGCGGTTTCGGAAGGTACTTTCGAGCGCACTAGGGGGGGGGGTTGAGTCACCCCGTACAGGATGGGCAGAATGGGGGCATGGAACAGCCCCAGAGCCACGAGAAGCCCGCAGCCAGGCGCAAGCCAGGACGCCCCACCAAGGAGCAAGCCGAGGTAATCGAAGGGCTGAAAGAGAAGTGGCTCGACGTGTACAGGCAGGACGGGTGGACGGCAGCCTGCCACCTTGTGGGGGTCAGTTTCAGCACGCCCTCGTGGTGGAAGCACCACGACGTGCACTTCCGCGAGGCGTTCGAGGAGGCGCAGCCCGCCGTGGCCGACCGCATGGAGCGCCTCGCCGAGGAGTGCATCCAAGGCACGCGCGAGATGGACCGGGCAGCCATGACTCTCTTGATCTTCCGGCTGAAGGCTTTGCGCCCCCACCTGTACCGGGACCGCGTCAGCCTCGAGCACACGGGAGCCGGCGGGGGTGCGATCAAGGTCGAACAGGGGGGCGACGCCGGCCGCGGCGCGCAACTCCTCGAGGAGTGGGCCGGCCGCCTCCGGCAGCCCACCGGGAACTGACCATGCCGATGCGCGACCCCCAGTCCGAGATGCCGATGCACGAGTCGATCATCCGGCGACTCGGCAACGCGCTGCGCGCCATCATCGACCGGAAGGACGCCGAGATCCTGATCCTCGAACGCGAGGTGGAACTGATGCGGCAGCGCATCCTCGCCCTTGAAGAGCGCCTCGAAGCCGAGGCCGGGGTCCCGGCGCACCGCGTCCCATGACCACGCCACACGAGGAAGTGCTCGCCCTCATGCACACGCGGGCGTTCCTGTTCGACCTGCTAGACACCACCGCGACGCCGAGGGTCCCGCGCCCGGTGCGCGAGCGCGCCCGCGCCTGCCTGCGCCACTTCCCGCTGCTGCCAGGTCAGGAGCACGCCTCCGCCCTGCTAGAGCGCGCGTGGGCTCGTGGCGGGGCTGGTGGGCGCAAGGCCGGGGACGCATGACCGACGCGGTCCTCGCCCTTCGCCGGGCCGTTCTCGACGCCAAGGATGCCGACCGGGCCGACCTGCGCGCGGCGTTTGCGGGCTCATTCGCCGCGTGGTGCGAAGCCTGCGCGTGGACCTACCGGGTGAAGGAACTCGACGAGACGGGCCGCGAGCGCCCGGCGCGGATGCCGAACGTCCCCTTCACCTTGTGGCCGTGCCAGGTCGAGGCAGCCGACGCCGTCATCGAGAGCGTGACGAACGGCCGCGACGTCGTGATCAAGAAGTCCCGCGATATGGGCGCGTCGTGGCTCATGTGCGCGATCGCCACGTGGGGGTGGATGTTCCACGGGTGGCAGACGTTGCTCGTGAGCCGCGTCGAGGACCTCGTGGACCGCACGGGCGACCCCGACTCGCTGTTTTGGAAGATCGACTACCTCGTGACCGCGCAGCCCTCGTGGCTGCTGCCCTGCCCGTCGGGGGACCTTGAGAAGGGCAAGAAGTGGCGGCAGCACCTGATGCTGCGCCATCCGACCACGGGCGCGACGATCGCCGGGCAGGCGAGCACCGAGCACATCGGCCGAGGTGGCCGTCGCACCATGGTCGTGTTCGACGAGTTCGCGGCGCTCGACAACGCGGCAGCAGCGTGGCGCAGCGCGGCCGACTGCACCTCGTGCCGCATCGCCAACAGCACGCCCATCGGCGCAGGCACGGAGTACGCGCGCCTCGTCAGCCAGGCGAGGCTGCATGGCGAGCCGACCCTCGTCGAACTCATGTACCACGCGCACCCCGAGAAGGGCCGAGGGGCCGAGGTGCGGATCGACGACGATGGCGAGGTCACCGGGTTCGCCGGGGCCGAGTACACGTGGACCCCGTGGCTTCAGGACCAACTCCGGCGTCGCGACCGGATCGACCTGTGTCAGAACGTCTTCGCCGAGAGCGTCGGCAGCGGCGCGTCGTTCTTCAGCGCCCACGTGGTCAGCACCCACCGGGGAGCGCATGGCCGGGAGCCGAGGCGCTGCGAGGTGCTTCGGGGCCGCTTGGAACAGCACCCCGAGGGACGGTGGCGCGTGTTCACCGAGCCGACGCGCACGACGGAGTACGTGGTGTTCCTCGACCCGTCATACGGTACGGGCAACGCGAACGCGGCCGCCTGCATCATGGACGCCGAGAACCGGGAGGTGGTCGCCGAGTTCGTGGACCCGAACATCAGCACCTACGACCTGGCGCTTGAGATCGCGCAGATCTGCCGCAAGGTCTACAAGGGGCGGAGGGAGCCGCTTGTGGGGTGGGAGATCAACGGACCGGGCGCGAACCTCCAGCACGACTTCGAGCGCGCGCAGTACCGGACTGTGTACAGAGAGCGTCAGACGGGCACGAAGACCGAGAGTCGTACACGTCGAGTGGGGTGGAACTCGACCAAGCGCACCAAGCGGGTGCTTCTCGGCGGGTTGGCTCGTGCCATGGCGCAGGGGGAATGCTGTATCCCGAGCGAGGACACACTCGACGAGATGCTCGAATACGTGGTGCTTGAGGACGGCAGCATCGAGGCGGGCAGTCGGCGTGACGAACAGTCGGGTGCGCGAGAGGCTCACGGCGACCGGGTGATCGCGACCGCCGGGGCGCTGATGCTCTGCGACGAGGCCGGGTACACGGCCGAAACACCCCCCGCATACGAACGTGAGACCTTGGGGGCTATTCTGAAGCACGATGAGATCCAAGATGGCTAAACGCAAGCGCGGCCCATCCCTGTCAGTTGGGCGAGCAGAAAAACTTTCGGTCAAGGCGGGCGGCGGGCTGACGGCGAAGGGACGTGCCAAGTACAACCGGGCGACCGGATCGAACCTCAAGGCTCCGACCAAGGACAAGTCGAGCGGCCGTCACAAGTCATTCTGCGCTCGATCGAGGTCCTGGAAGGGCGAGCGCGGACTCGCAGCACGCAGAAGGTGGGGATGCTGATATGGCGAAGAGGAACTCGCTCGTCGGAAACATCAATCGTCGCAAGCGACTGGGCATCTCGCGCCCCAAGTCGCAGTCAACGGTCAGCGCGAAGTCATATTCCGCCATGAAGCGCGGATGGAAGAAGAGGAAGTGATGCCGAAGGTAGGAAAGAAGAAGTTCCCGTACACCGCAAAGGGCAAGGCCGCAGCCAAGTCCTACGCGAAGAAGACTGGCAAGAAGATGTCGAAGAAGATGGGCTACTGATGCCGTTCAAGAGCAAGGCACAGCAGGGCTTCATGTTCGCCACCATGCCGAAGACGGCCAAGAAGTGGGCGAAGAAGACCAAGTCCATGAAGAGCCTCCCGGCTCGCGCGAAGAAGAAGGGAGGTCGCAAGTGAAGAAGGGCAAGAAGAAGGGCGGCAAGAAGTGTTGATTCGCACCTCCAAAGGCGACTATGTTCCGATCTCATCTGTTCATCACATCTCTCCGGTCGGTGGCGACTTGGTTCTCTACACGACTTTGGGGCAGACATTCCACGTGTCGGGCGCAGACGCGGAAGCCGTGCGCTCGCTCATCATCACTCGGCCGGCAAAGCCCGGCAGGAAGGCCACGCATGTACGGCAAGAAGAAGAAGGCGGGTAAGAAGGTCGGCGGATCCGCCGGAAACCGTCGCGGCATGCACGGCCACGACAGGGGCGGCAAGGGCGGCGGCTTCGGTGGTGGCAAGGGCGGCGGCTTCAAGAAGTGATCGATGCTTTCATTCGACCTAGCATCCCTTCAGCGTGAGATTGACGCGGCGGAAGACTTCCGCGATCGCCACATCACCGAGTGGCGGCGTCTGATCGAGCGTTACCACGGTCCTGCCTTCAAGCCAGGAAACGAATCCGAAGACGATCCGGAGAACTTCGTGCATGAGTACGTGGCTTTGCTGTTGCCACGCATCATCCACGACAGCCCGAAGATTCGCGTGAAGAGTGCTCGCCCTGTCACGCAGGGCCAAACGGCCCCGCTGATGCAGGTCGCCATGAATCGCTGGGTCAAGATGACCAAGTTGCGGCGCACGCTTGAGCGGATCGCGGTGGACATGCTTCTCGGCTTTGGCATCGGGATGGTGGTCAACGAGCCGCGCAAGGGATACCGGGCATCGGACGATGCAGATCCGTTCCTGCCTCGCCTGTACCGCATCAGCCCGGATCGGTTCTTCATCGATCCGGCAGCGACAAACACGGAAGATGCCCGGTATATGGGGCATTGTTGGACGATCGACAAGGAAGACCTCCTTGCGATGGCGGATGCACAGGATGGTTGGAACGTCGAGATCATCGAGGGCATGGGAGCCAACAGCGGCCTCGACGAACTGCGTGATGACCTGGACACGCGGCGCGAAATCCCTGATCGCAAGGAACTTGTGTTGTACGAGGTGTGGGTTCCTGAAGTGCGAGATGCTTCGGTCGAGGCCCTCGACATGGCAGCCGGCGGAGGTCTGTTCAACGGCACGATCTACACGGTGCTGAAGGGACAGTCCTCGACCGGAAAGGCGACCTACGAGTTCGCTCGTGAGCCTCGCCCATACTGGGGCCCGCGATCCGGCCCGTACACCATGTTCGGCGTCTACACGGTTCCGGATGACCCGTATCCCCTGTCTCCGATCTTGGCCCTCGTGCCGCAGATGGATGACGTAAACGCCCACCTGCGGGCCATGCGGTACAGCGCGAGTGCATACAAGCGCATCGTCGCGGTGGACAGCCGTAACCCCAAGTTGGCACAGGACATACGTGACAAGGATGACCTCTTTGTGGTCATGGTGGATGGTCTGGATCCGACCAACGTCGTGCCGCTCGAGGTGGGTGGCATCACGCAGCAGCAGGTGGCGTATTCGCAGCAGGCGCAGGATCGCCTCGACCGGGTGTCAGGCATCCACGATGCCATGCGCGGCAACGTGACCGGGCAGCCCACGGCAACCGAAATCGCCATTGCCGAGAGCAGCAGCGGCCTTCGCATGGCCCATCTCAAGAAGCAGTATCAGGAAGCAGTCAATGACGCCCTGCTGACGGCTGCGTGGTACTTGTTCCACGATCAGAAGGTCATGTTCCCGCTCGGCCAGGATGGCGTGGCTGTCATGGGTGAGGCGGAACCAATCTTCAGCCCGATGGTTCTTCAGGGAATGTTCGACGATCTCGAACTTGAAATCGAGGCCATGAGCATGGAGCGCGTGAGCGAGGCCGTCATGCAGCGCCGAGCGATCGAACTTCTGCAAGTCATTGGAAACATCAGCCAGTCGGTGATGGCCGCGCCGCACGTCAAGTGGCGAGAGGTGATGAGCCTCGTCGGAGATGCGCTCAACATCCCAACTCTCGGAGATCTGATCGACGTGAGCATGGCAAATCAGATGCGCGCCGGCGCGGCGCAAGGCGCTGCAATGCAGTCATCGCAGCAGCGACAGGGCGAGAGTCCGCAGGCCATGATGCAGAAGTCCATGAACCGCACTTCGTAAATCGACCATGCCACTGTATCCTTTCATCAATGCCGATGGCTCGTGCGCTGAATTCGTGTTCAGCATGAAAGACGCACCGTCAATCGGAATGACTGTCACTATCGATGGGACGGACTGGGTTCGCGTCGCGAGCGACTTCACGGTCGATCCTGGCTCGAACAGATACCAGTACCCCTATGTGTCGAACGCACTTCCTCGCAACCTCGAGGGGTGTCCGAAGACCAAGCAGGGGAAACCCGTCGTCATGTCGCGGCGACATGAACGCAACATCGCCGCACGTCACGGATACGCCAAGGACTAGGACACGATGAGTGAACCCGAAAGCCAGGTTGTAGAGGTCGAGCAGGACAACAAGCCTGCCGACGCTGTCACTTCGTCAAAGCAGACCGACACCGCAGAGGAAGACGCAATCCTCGATCGGCTCATGTCCAGCAACGATGATGTTGCTGAACCGGAGCCTGTGCCGGCCAAGGCCGAGACACCAGAACCAACCGCCGCACCGAACCCGGATCGCGAGCGGGCAATCGCCGCCCTCAAGAGGGATGGCGTTCCCCAGTCCATCATCAGCCAGACGAGCAACGAAGATCTGCTCGCATGGGGGCTCAAGGCCGCCAAGCGACAGGCCGACGTCGATGAGTTCGGCAACAAGATGAAGGAACTGGAGAAGAAGGTTTCCAAGTCAAGCGATACAGCGAAGAAGGAAGACGCGGCAGAGCAGGAGGACGGCAATGACGCCGAACCTTCCAGCGATGTCGAAGAGTCGGCTTCAGACGCCAACGATCCGCTTCGCGACGTGGAAGAACTTCTCGGAAAGGACGCTGCCAAGCCGTTGCGGGCCATGGCTGACGAACTTTCCAAACTGAAGCAGTCCCAACAGGATCTGGTTCAGCAAGCGTATGCGGTTCAAGCGGAGTCTGCCGAGTTCAGGTTGCGAGGTCTATATGGCGACAAGTCGCCAACCACCGAGCAACTGCACGCGGAAGTCGCCCGACTTGGATCCGCCAAACCAGGAGCATTCACCTCGGTGTTGCAGATGGTGACGGAGGCTTTCTCCAATCTGACCGGAGTCAGCCCAGAGGAGGCGAGTCGCGCCCCCGCGAAGCGATCGAACGTGCAGCCAACCCCGGCAAAGGGCGTGTCCCGAGCCGAACGGCCTGTCTCGAAAGCGGATGCAGAAGACGCGATCCTCGAAGCCCTGCTTGATGGCAAGCCCGCCGCCGAAGCACGCCGATTGACCAGAAAGTGAGCAAACCATGGCTGGTACCCCCATCCAAACCTTCAATGACTTTATGAACGCAACGGGTCCGACGTACATCACGTCGGCGGACGCAGTGATCAACGAGGCCGTCAAGAACACCTACGCCTTCAGCCGTCTTCTCAAGGAGAAGACCAGCGAAGCAACGGTGCAGGGCGGCAACGAAATTCGCGACGTCATCATGTTTGATGACTCCTCGACCTACGATCACTACCTTCCCAATGACACCTTCAACTGGCGCAACGCGCAGACTCTCGACACCATTCGAGTGCCGTGGCGCTTCAGCATCGACCACATGGCGTGGACTGACCACGAGGTCGAACTGAACGGTGGCGAAGGCGCTGGCCGCGATTACGTGAAGTCGCAGTACAAGCGACTGAAGCGGACGAAGGAACAGCGCATGTGGACGAGCCTGATCAACGGCTTCGAGAACGATCTGTGGGCCACCACGTTCGGCAACTACACGAACATGGAGTCGTCCGGCGGTCGTCTGCCCTACAGCCTGCCTGCGTTCATCACCGAAGTTCCTGACGCCGGCAACACGCTCGGCCTGCGCGGTGGCAAGCCCATCGGCTGGACGAACGTGATGAACATCGACGTCAGCACCGAGGACCGTTGGACCAACCAGATCTCGTACTACGACCCCGACATGGCATACAACGCTGCCAAGGTCGAGGCGACGAGCGTCCAGAACGTCGGAACTGGAGCGAACGATTATTCCACCACGATCTTCAATCTGATCGCGGCGTTCGATGACATGTTCCTCAAGTGCGACTTCCAGCCCCCGAGCACCAAGCAGGAGTACTTCGAGAAGCCGGTTCTGAATCGGCAGATGATTCTGTGCTCGCGTCTCGGCCTGAACCAGTACAAGTCTGCTCTCCGTAGCAGCAACGACACGCTGGTTTCGTATCAGGATGCTGCGTACAACAATCCCGCGTATAGCGGCATTGAACTGATGTACTGCTCGAATCTGGACACCGCTGCCATCTTCCCAGGTGGAACGAATCGCACCACGTACAATCAGAACATCGACGCAAGCACGACTGGCGCAACTGAAAGTGCGGCTGTCGATGAGGGTGCTCGCTACTTCTGGGTGAACGGTAACTACCTGACCCCCATCTATCACGCTCGTCGCTACTTCGAGAAGCACGACGTGCTGCGTCACCCCAACCAGCCCTTCACCTATGTGCAGGTGGTGGATTGCTGGTGGAACCTGTTCTGCAACAGCCGTCAGCGTCAGGGCATCGTCGCCCCGCTGGACTCCACTGCCACCTGAACCTGAAGGGGGGCGGTCGGTAACCCCGGCCGCCCCCATCACCACACAGAAAGGAATCAAACATGATTCTCGCTCCTACCTCTGGTCCGATCGGCATTTGGCCGCACGGACACGTCGCACGAATGATCAACCGCTCCGGCGGCGCTCTTGTCCTCGGCGATGTCGTGATCAATTCGTTCAACCACACCAGCGCCGCATATAGCGCGGCTCCGGAAAATGATGCGGCACTTCGACTCTCTCCATTCGCGTCCGTCAAGAAGGCTGATGGAAATGCTGCTGCGTCTGCTGGCGATGGCACGCACTCGCAGGCCGGATACATCGGCGTCGTGGTTGGTCTCGGTAACTTCGTCGGCGCTGATAGCACCGAGGTCGATGTGCAGTTTGGCGGAATTTGTGCTGCGACTGTGTTCGCAAACACAAACAACGTCGTTCTCGGCTCAAAGTTGTTCTTGAGCGATACGGCCGGTCGGCTCGGTAACGAGGGCGACTCGGCAAATCCCGACACGACCGTCGCGATTTCTCTTGGTGCCGTGACTGCCGCTGCAAGCGGAACGATCAACGTTCTGCTGTTCAACGGCCCGATCGACGGCACGGCGACTGCCCTGACGTGATCTGACTTCAGAAAGCAACACCCGCTTGGGGGGGAAACCCCCCAGGCGGCTTTCAATGCCTACGTTCATCGAAGCCAAGAGACATGCGATCCTTGCAGTTGGCGGATATCCGTCGCTGGCTCCTGGGCAGACGCAATCTGCGCGCCTTGCGGAGATCGTGAATCAGGCTGGACAGCACCTATTCTCGAGGCCGTGGCGCTTCCGTGAACGCACCACGAAGTTCATCAGCCTGGTAGCGGATCAGTCGTATGTGGCACTGCCATCCGACTGCGAAGAATTGCTGTCGATCATTTCGACGCAGCCTTTGGGATACCTGATCGAGATGGTCACCCCAGACCACCTCGAGCAACTCCGCCAACTTGGACTGACCATGACGGGCCCTGGCGTGACCCATGCATGCTTCACCCGTCCACCGCCAACAACTGCCGGAGATGCGCTCCCAGCGGCACGCATGGATATCTATCCGACGCCAACCGCTGCCGTAGCGGACGCCATTGCCGTGCGATACCGCGCTGCGTGGGAAGAGATCTCGTCCGGAGCAGCGGATACCTATGTGATTCCGATTCCGAAGTACGCCGATGCCCTGTTCCTCTCGTATGTGCGAGCGTTTGCACAGGCATATGAAGACGAAGGTCTTTCGATGAAGATTGCAGAAATTGAGGCAGGACCGCTACTTGCAACTTCACTGACCAAGGATGGATTGTTGCAGCGCGACATGGGTCGCATTCGACCGACACGTCCAGCAAACAGTTCCAATTGGACTAGGCCCGACTACGGATACGTCCAGAACCCCAACTAACCAATGCGATTTCGCGGCTCATACAACCCATCATTTGTCTACATGACGAACGACATCGTGTATCACGATGGCTCCTCGTACATCGCCAGCAAGGTCGTGACCATCAATACGCCACCCCCGGCAGACGGATGGCTTGTGCTTGCGTTGGGAGGTCGAGATGGCAAGCCAGGACTTCTCGGTTCAGCCGGCGCAAATGGTCAGCCAGGCCGAGGAATTCCGGATGGCGGGGCTGTCGGTCAGGTTCTGTGCAAGACCGGAAATGACTTCTGCGACGCCCAGTGGCGCACTCTGGAGGCCAGTTCGGTTGGTGCGGCTGCTGCCAAGCATCGGCATTCGATTGCAGAGATCGACGGCCTTGAGGCAAGCCTTGGAATGAAGGCCAAGGCGTGGCACGAACACGACATGGATGAGGTGCATGGGCTTCGCACGGAATTGAATTTGCGCGCAGCGGTCAGGCACTCGCACACAAGTGAAGACATCTCCCCAGGCAACATGAGGTGCACTGCGCTGTCGATCCGCTCCAACGCGAATGCGACCATCGCCATGAGTGGGGCAGATGGATCGTCTGGTGCGATCATCACGCATGACACGTATGAGACGTCGATCGATTCGACCGTTCCCGTCAAGATCGATGTGCAGGGACAGGAAGCCGCCGTGTTCCACGCCGGAAAGGTGATGACGCCTCTTCCGGTGTTCTGCCGCAAGATCAACACGACCGAAGGAATCAACCTTGGTAATGCATCCACTCCGAAGAGTGGCAGCGACACCGGCCAGCCCGGAGACGTGCGCTGGGACACGAACTACATCTACGTATGCGTTGCGCGAAACACATGGCGCAGGACAGCACTTGAAACCTGGTGAGGTAAGACATGCCAAAGGGTGATTTCTACAACACGCTGAATGTGCTCGCGCAACTCAAGACAGAGCCGCGCGCGTTGCAATTGGCTTCGACAACCAATGCGACAGTGACCGCAAGTGCAGTGGCAATTTATGCGACCACGACTGTTCCTACGGCGTCTGGACGCACTGCGTCGCATTGGATTCGCACAGAAGGCATGACATACATGAAGATCATGCCGTTCATCGCATCAACGGCTACAAGCCCAGCCATTCGCATAATTGGATGGGATCAGCATACCTCCAGCGGCCTGTATGTACCGCAAATTCTGTGCGATCTTTCGATCACGCTCACTGCCAACGACAACACGATCAACAGCGCATCATTGCGCCAGGCGCGGTCGTTCACCAAGAACAATGGCGACGCAAAATTGTTCAACAGTGATGCAACGCACCTGTCCGGCGCGTTTGCTCTCATCGATACCTGCGGGTGTGGACTGATTGAAATCCACTATCGCGCAGCGAGTGTGTCTTCATCGCCGGCTGCGAACATGTTCTATTCAAGCCTCTGATGCATAGGACGCGCACATGGGAAATGGTCCTGCCAGAGTTGCGAGTTCGCAACAGAATTCTTCCCGTTACTGGAGGCGACGGCTCCACGCTGTCGCTCGACTTCACATCAGGTGTGCTTGACCCGCGATTCACCTTCACGCGCAGCACCACGGCCACCTTCATCAACAGCAACGGATATGTGGAGTCGATGGGTGCTGCTGCATCAAACGATCCAACCAAGGCGCGCTTTGACTATAACCCAACCACGCTGACTGCTCGTGGACTGCTGATCGAAGGTAGTTCTACGAATGAACTAACCAATAACGAGACATTTGGAACTGGCTGGACAGATTCAAACATCACACGCGATAGCACGAATAACACCAGTCCACGAAATGATGCGACTGCTCTGCGTGTGACAGCATCTTCGGCGAATGCGACCATCATTCGTAGTGCTGCAATTGGAACCAGCGCACAAAGAACTCTTTCGGTGTGGCTGCGAAGGGTGAGCGGTACAGGCAACATCCAATTCACGACAAACAACGGCACGGCGTGGACAACGCAAGCCATTACATCATCGTGGGTTCGATATACATTTACTGCCACGACCGAGGCGCAGCGGGTCGGATTTCGCATCGTGACAAGCGGTGACAGCATTGAACTTTGGGGCGCACAACTTGAAGCAGGCTCCGGCGCATCGTCGTACATCCCAACAACTTCATCGACCGTACAACGGGCGGTAGATATTTGCACGATGAGCGATATTGCTGCGATCAACTACAACGCAAACGGCGGAACGCTCTTCGCGCACTTCAGCAATAACACCGAGAACGGAAACTTCGCAGGGTCAATTGCGTTCAACAATGGTGGAAACTACGCGCAGCGATTCCGTTGGGGCAGCGGTGTGTTGCTTGCGTCGTACTTCCAGACCAACGGAACATCTGCACTTGGGTCCAATTTGAATGGCAGTCGGACATCACTTGGAAGCGCAAAGGCGGCTACTTCTTACTCATTTGACGGAACAACAACCAGCACCGCTATGAGTATCAACGGAGCACAGGCAACGACAACGCCTACGAGTTCTGCTACATCTGGGATCTCTATTGCTACGGCTTTAGGGTTGAACAACGATAACAGTAGCGCAGGAACTGGCTATCCAAGCATTGCAATTCGGTCAATCAAGTTCTGGCCGACTGGACTGACAATGGCACAAATGAACGCACTAACGGTGAATCCATGACCGACTACTTTCTTCGCACAAACACGGAAGCGCGGATGGTTGAGGCCTTTGCGGCCATCGGCGTTACAGTCCAGCGCATTGATGGAGAGTGCCACGAACTTGACGGGCAGCGCATCGACATCGGCTGGATCGGCCCAGTCACCCGCATTGTGGATGGAGAGCCGGTTACCGATGCTCGCTTCCATGCGAACCTGCGCGTAGCCGGGGAACTCACTCCGGAACAGATTGAGGCCCTTCCCATTCTCGATCCACCTCCATCAAGTCCGATGAGGGTCTGGGCCTAACCAGGCTGCGACATGACCCTAGAAACAAACAACGCAACCGTACACCTGTCCTTCCGAGATTGGATCGCCATTGGCGCAATCGCGGTCACGATCCTTATCTCCCTTTTGGCGTCATACCTACACCACGATAGATTGCTGGTGCAGGTATCTACGCAACAGCAAGCCATGTCACACCGCCTCGACCGTATTGAGGCCAACCTTGATAGGAGCAAACCATGAAGTTCTTTGAAACCAACAGTTGGAAGACCACGGGCGCTGGTTTGAGCGCGATCCTCATTGCCGTCGGCTCGGCCATCAAGGCCCTGACCGACAACGATCCAGCCACGACCATCGACGTCGGCTCGCTGGCGGCAGCCCTGATGGCCGGCATCGGCCTGATCTTCGCTCGAGACAACGACAAGACCAGCAAGCAGGTCAAGGCTTGACCTGGCTGGGAGACGTCATACGTGGCATCTTTGAAGCAATCCTGCGGCTCTACGGCGGTTCGATCGGAAAGACGGTCGCCAAGGACGCTGTTCGCGACGAGGCTGCTCTGCGCCGCGCTGGCTCTCGCATTCGTTCATGGATGCAGTCGCGTGACCTTGGTCAGCGAGGGGGCTCCGATCAGGGTCGGCCCGGAGACCAAGGCTAGGGTTTATGTCTACGAAGACGGGCAATGGGTCCTGTCATCTCACCAGGTGATCGTTCCAGAGGGCTGGTACTGCGTGCCGCCCTCCTACGTGGAGAACAAGTAATGCCGACAACGATTCAGATCCGAAGAAGCACACAGGGTGAATGGAACACCAATAGCAGCGTTGTTCTTCTCGCGGGAGAGGCTGGCTACGAAACCGATACCGGCAACGTCAAGATCGGTGATGGATCGACTACGTGGGCGAACCTGAAGTATCAGTTGCCATACAACACCGGAGAGCGTACTTCGGTACTCACTGACACATTGACCATCGACAACGCCAACGATCGCGTTGGAATTGGCGCTGGTTCTCCGACAGAGAAACTGTCTGTTGGTGGCAACGCAGCCGTCAGCGGGAACATCACTGCTGGTGGAACGCTCGCAGTTACTGGAAACACCACGCTCACCGGAGATCTGGCTGTCAATGGTGGTGACATCACGACTAGCGCATCAACTTTGAATGTCGCAACTACCACGACATCAACGCAAACCGTCAATATCGCTACTGGTGCAACTGCAAACGGTGTCACGAAACAAGTGAATATCGGAACTAATGGCGTAACTGGATCGACGACAAATGTCGAACTCGGAAGTGCTGGTGGTGGAAGCACATTTGTTAGAGGCAATGCTTCTGTTGATGGAACGCTAACTGTCCAAGGATCCACGACGCTGGGTGGAGCCACGACGCTGGGTGGAGACCTTGCGGTGAATGGGTCAACCAGTGCAGATATCACAACGACCACAACCACCGCATCGGTATTCAATACCACGGCAACAACGCTAAATGTCGGTCAGGCCGCTACTGCATTGTCGCTTGGAGCAACGACTGGTACTGCAACCATTCGCAATACAACGACGAATATCAATGGTTCGGCAAATGTCGGCGGAACTCTTGCTGTTGTTAGCACTACCGAATTTACTGGCGCTCCGTCTTACGCAGCAGATCCAGCATCAGGCAATGTTCTGGCACGCAAATCGTATGTGGATTCGCAACTGCGAGTTGGTTCTGTGGTGATACTTACAGCATCAAGCAGAACTGATTTTCCAGACAATTCTGGTGGCACTTTCACGCCCGGGATTGCAGATCCCGGAATGGACACTGCTGGAATTGCAGGAAAACCAAGCAGTTGGACTGCGTCCATTAGTGGAACAAATATGTCTGTTCAGGCAAGCGGAGGAACTTGGTTTGGCGTTTATATGGTTTTTGATTCAGATGGCAATTCTGCTCTGCGATATGCATATCAAAACGGGACAGACACTACGGTTTATGGAATTGCAAATACCGGAATTACCGTGATTCTCGTCCGAACCGCCTGATGCCATACCTCCCCGGCAAACTTCCCTACCGTGGCTGGATCACGGATTGCCCGTACACGAGTGTGCCGGATGGGTATAGCGTTGACATGCTGAACATCCTCCCGGCGGATCCATTCCGCAGGAGGGTTCGCCTCGGCACCAGGCCGGCGATCAATCGCATCTTCAAGTTCGCTGGCGGAGCGCAGATCCAATGTTTGGTGCGCTGCATCTCCTACAACGGAGATCCCCCAGTTCGCAAGGATCGCGTATTCATCATTGCTGGCGGCAAGGCGTACTACATGGATGCCAACGCCACGGCTCCGACGCAGATCACGAGAGTGAATGGAACCAGCAATGTCACTGCCGCGCAGTTGAATACGACCGGCAGGGTTTCTGCCACGCAGCGCGGGCAGTATCTGTACCTACTCGACACTACGTATTTTGGCACGGCGCCAAATACGCGCAGTGCATACTGGAAGATCGATCTTCTCGATTCCAACTTGGAACTTTCCCACTGGCACCATGATGGAAATGGTCCAGAAGACAGGATCCGAAAGCAGATCGGGTCAAACTATTACTTTGCACAAGCAATCCATCGCTTTGGCGCGCGCATCATGCTCGCGGGAGTCAAGGGTCTTGAGAACGTATGGTTTGGATCGAGAATCGATGATCCAGACATTTGGCTTGCCGATGCGACTCCGACCACTGGGCACGCGATTGCAGGAAATGTTGCCGAAACGACCATTGGTCCTGCCGGAGACGAGATCATTGCGATCATTCCGCTTGGCGAACAGTCGCTGTTGTTTGCCGGCAAGCGAAGTCTGACATACCTGACTGGCGATCCGTCGGTCGATCCGGCAAACACGAGACTCGCTGTCCTGTCAAACACGATCGGAATTGTGGGTCCAAAGGCATGGTGCGAAGGTCCCGAGAAGAGCGTCTACATGCTCGGACAAGATGGCCTGTATCGCCTGCGGCCCAACGACTTCAGCGTGGATCGAGCAAACTTGGTGAGCCTGAACAAGTTGGATTCGTGGTTCAACCAACTGCGATTCGATCTGCTGGATCCGGTGCTCCATTATGACGTAGAAAGGCGTGGAGTTTGGATCTTCCTGACACGAACAGACGGACCAGCCAACTCAACGCATCTGTTCTATAGCGAACAGACGGATGGCTTCTTCCCCATCAAACTCTATGACCCAGAGATGCCCGGCGTGACGAATGCGTGCCAGGCTCCGACATCTGATGGACGCAACCAAATTATGATGTGCGCCTATGGATCGATGCTTGGGTTCTTCGATCAGAGGCTCGTGTCTGGTGTAGACGGATTCCCGGGTAGCGGGTATTCGGATCCCAGTGCTGCTGGACCAACGACCGATGCCGCGCGCACTGCCCAATTTATTCGCGCGCAAGTGAGCATCGGTCCGATGATCGCAACACAGCCAAGCCTGGTGATGATCAAGGAAATTCAGGTCGAACTTGGAATTGATGACTATCTAGAAGTTGAAGAAATCGAAGGTCTCGCTGATCGCCCATACGCAGAACTGCATTGCGCCGAAACTGCAATGGAGTCGATCGCGGCAGATACCTCATCTGTGCTGTTTCAGGATTTAGATGAAGTATTCGACGGCAACGAGCCTGGCACTGGAATCGATGGCAATGGTGCTAGTGGAGCGTATGACTGCCACTACGCCCTGCGAGCAGCAGGGACATACGCTTCTCAAGACTCGTTTGTCGCGCTTGTGGATCGCAAGTACTACAGCCTTGGGAACTTCTATGTGCTCGAGCGCATCGGCCTTGAAACCGTGCAGGATGAAAGCCTGGTAGTTGGAAATTGGTACGAGATTGCCACGGCTGGAACTACGACATGGACCGCGATAGGCGCATCTGCAAATACCGCCGGCACGAAGTTTCAGGCTACCGGGGTTGGTTCTGGCACAGGAACTGCCAAGACTCTTCGATGGATCATTCGATTTGTGAATGCAACAACCGCGAATGGCGCATCCTCGCAGGTCGTACTGT